GCGTAAAGTTTGGCGGTGATGGATTCAGTTCCAATGCGGACGAGATGCGCCAAGGCTTGATGATCTTTAATGATAACGTCATTGAGCCAATGCAGCGCATTATCACTGATACGCTCGAAGAGGTATTGAAGGTTGACTTGTCTATTGTGGCCAACGATTCACTATTCGTGGATATTCAGGCACCTGCTCCAGCACCTTTGACCTTATCGAAGCAAAAGAATGAAATGACGGAGGCGCAAGAGGTCGCATGGCTTAATCATTTGTACGCTTGTGGCGAACAAATCGACATGGACGAGTACGAGCTTGTAAGCGAGGAGGTGTTAAGCGGTATGCCATCGCCCGACGAGGAACTATCTAGCGTAAAACTATTCAAACGCTTTGCCAATCCTGATGACAAAAGTCAAAACGATGGCGGTTTGATCAAGGTACGTTATAAATACTCAACTGCCCTATCCGATAACTCACGTATCTTCTGCAAAAACATGGTGCGCGCATCGCAAGCAGGTGTCGTTTATCGCTACGAGGATATTATTCAGATGGGCGATGAAGGTATCAATAGCGAGTTCGCGGCCAAAGGTGAAAGCACCTACTCAATTTTCCTTTACAAAGGCGGTGCAAACTGCAAACACTTTTGGTCACGTCAGGTATTCATGCGCAAGCGCGAAAATGGTAGATTCTTACCCAACAAAGGCCTATCCAATGACGAGCGAATCAGCCAACGTGCAGCGGCAAAGAAAGGCTTTGAATTTAAGGATGCTCAGTACTGGGCAGATGCTTCGACTAGACCATACGACATGCCGAATCACGGCTTTAAAAACCCACAAGAATAATGGCACAAATACTTCTCATATCCCCCGACTATATCTACCAAAATACCGACGTGAATACCTCGGTAGAAGCGGCCAAAATGACCCCATACATTCGCCTTGCGCAGGATATGTGGATTGAGCCGCTACTCGGTACCCAGTTGATGAACAAGATCAAAGACGATTCCGATGATGGAACAATCGCTGGCAATTATCTGACCTTGCGAAATGATTACCTACGTCCTGCCCTTGTTTGGTTCACTTACCAGGAGATGCTACCATCTTTGAACTACAAAATCGACAACGGATCGATAGCTCAACACAACTCAGAGAATACCTCGGCGGTTGGAATGACTGAGATGAACAGGCGTATCGAGGATGCAAAGAAAAACTCTAGGTTCTACGCTCAAAGATTGCAGGCTTACCTATGCGACAACTCCTCATTTTTCCCTGAGTTGAATACCAACACGGGCAGCGAAGTCACGCCAACCTATAACAATCACTTGTCGTTTATGACAACTGACAATAATCACGATATGGGTGCAGCACGTCGAATTTATCCACGTTACATGATCGATAGACAATGAAAAAGAACCGAATCCGCGATGAGAAGCTGGCAATCAAATTAAAGAAGTGCCTCGATTTGAAACAAGCAAAACAAAACAACGACAAAAAGAAATGACCGACGTTCTAGACTTCCTTGCCAAAAGCTACGCCTTCATTGCGGCCATTGCCGTGGGCGTAATCGCTAAAATCTCTACTGAGCTACTGATGAAGCGTAGATTGAATATATTTCAATGGGTGGGCATCGTTGGAATAAGTGTATTCTTTGGCTATCTAACCGCCGTCTATTGCTCCAATAACGACATGGAGAATCAGGGCAAGTGGCTCGTACCATTGGCTACCTTATTTGGCGAGAAGATTATGATCTATTTGACCACTCACTACAAATCAATCCTTCAGAAAATCATAAACCCTACACAAAAATGAGCGAAGAAAAAAAGAAAAAAGGCAAATTTTGGGAATTTGTCCGTGAAAAGGTGAAGCCAGTGATTGGCGATGTGGTATCTATCGTTGGCGATGTGACGGGAATAGAGGCCATCGAAAAGGTTGGCGATCTACTCAATAAGAAGCGTGATGAAGATGCGCAAATCGCGGCACTTGCCGAAGAATTTGAGATGAAAAAACTAGAGTATCAAATGGAACTCCAGCGCATGGAGTTTGAATACTTCAAAACTGAGATAGCCGATAAGCAATCAGCACGTTCACGCGAGGTCGAATACATCAAAGCGACGGGCGGTAAGCGCGATTGGCTTATGGGTGCTACGGTCATCATCGCGCTAGTGATGTATGTAGGGGCGTTTGCGTTCCTAGCCTTTGGGCCTATTGTTCCAAACGAAAAAAAGGATTTGTTCAACATGGGCGTAGGTCAGGTATTCACCTTTGCAGGGATGGCCTTTGCCTACTACCTTGGTACTACTCGCAGCTCGCGCATGAAAGATGAAACACTTTCAAAAGTCGTGAAATGAAACGCATCCAAATATCCGATCACTTTTACCTAGATGAGTTTATCGATCCGATCATCTATGGAAAGCTAGGCCAACGCTCGCTTGGATTCATTGACAAGCGAATGATTGAAGCAGCCGAATACATCCGCAATGGGATGGGCAGCCCACTAGTGATAAACAACTGGGCAACGGGTGGGCAGTACCGCGAAAGTGGACTTAGAAGATACGAAACTCGCACGGGGGCGAGCATGAGCCAACACAAGTTTGGAAGGGCCATTGACATCAAGGTTAAAGGGTACACCCCAAAGCAGGTTCACGACTTCATACTAAAAAACGAACGTCATTTGGTTCAGTCGCAAATAATCACTACACTAGAGAATCACGCCTTCACCCCGACTTGGACCCATCTCGACTGCAGATTGACCATGCTACAAAAGATTTTGATCGTCAATCCATGATTCTTTATTGCGACAAAATAATACTCGCAGCCGATGCAGAGGAAGCCTCTGAATATCGGTATCTCACGGAAGATTTAGAACTTCCAAATCCACCGCCTCCGCCACTCGAATACATCTACATTGAGCCCATTGTCATCAACATGAAGATGGTATCTATGATTGGCACGATGGACTTCACCTATGATGAAAACACACGGGTTAAACTCGCGCTCATTCACATCGAGAATCAACAAATACTAATAAACGCAAACTATGAACACATCGAACAACTCTTCGTCCAAGCCAACAGTGCAGGGCAAGTTACACGCATTGATGACAAGCCTATTTCTTAGGTTCCCAAAAGACCCAAGTTTATCGGTTAGGCAGTACGCAAACCAGCTCTACAAAAATGAGCAGGTCATCGAACTAACCGACGGGGGCAAATACACCGCCGAAACGATCCGATCGTATTACTACCGAGTGAATGGACCAGCGAATCCTGAGCGCGATTTAGCCCAATACAAGACCGAAGATATCACAACCGATAAAGAGGTCAAGGAAGTAGATTGGAGAACGATATTCAAGGCCGCAAACGACTACAAACAAGTCCTACAATCGCACACCAAAAGTGCTACCGATGCGATATGGTCGATTAAGACCAACAAACCTATCTGCATCGTAAATATCTGCGATTCTCACATTGGATCGTGGGGTACTGACCACGATCTAGTACAAAAGGTAATCGAGGAAATCGTAAACACCCCTAACCTATACGTAATCTTGTCGGGTGATTTGATCCAAATGGCAATTAAGATGCGATCGGTTGCCGAGGTATCGGATAACCTACTCCCTCCCAAATGGCAGTACAAGGTACTTGAATCCATTATGAAGGAAATTAAGCACAAAGTAATTGCCGCGACATGGTGCAATCACGCCGTTGAGCGCGAAGAAAAGCAGATCGGATATTCACCTACGGCCATGATGTTAGAGGACAACGTGATTTACTTTAATGGCATTGGTCATTTGCAGCTCAATGTAGGCCGTCAAACCTACCACGTTGCAGTATCTCACCTATTCAGAGGTAGATCGATGTATAACCCAACGCATGGCCAAATGCGATACCTCCGCGATGAAGCTCCGTGGGTTGATGTGTGCTTGGCAGGGGATAGTCATGTGCCGGGGTTGTTAACCTATACAAGCGGAGGTAAGACAAAGGTAGCTATCAATGGTGGATCAACTCAGACTTCATCGTCCTACGCTCAAAGGTACTTTAGTTTGAAAACACACCCCGTGTTTCCATGCTTTACCCTTGACCCAAAAGACCATCAAATCAATACGTACTGGTCAGTTAAGCAGTGGCTTAATCGGTGAGTGATTGCGATGGGTTTGCGTTACGAGTTATTTTTTTTTAGTATCGAACCAATCTACAACCGTTCCCTTACAAGTTGGAGCATTAGGGCAAACAATATATTCTTGGCTATTTGCTATTTCGACTTTATAATTACCAACTATAACGTTTCTACAACAATGGATACAATATTTTTTGTCCGTTAATTTTGGAACACCTACAAAGGGGTAGTTCTTTTTTAAATAACTTGCTTTGTCTTCAATTTCTTTAAATTTCATTTCTCTAGTTGTTTTATCTTGTTTCTATATTCTTGAATCAACTCCTTGACCTCGGTGATCGTGTAGTGTCTAGGAACGTTTTTAACGGCTTCTAATTCGTTGAACCTATCAATACCTATCCGAGTGATCAAACCTTCTCTATAAGCGATAAGGTTGCCGTGTAGGTCCCTATTATCGTGAACGCTTTGGCCATGTACGTTATCTTCGTGAAAGCGTAGGTTCGGATATGCGCCCGTGGAGTAGTAGTGGCCTGCGTCGTACTTGCCTTTTAACGGCCTGCCCGAACTGATGCAAGGCTTATCCTTATCCCTTATGCGGATGTAGGTGTTAAACACACGCTGGCAGATTTGGATGTAGTCCGATAGCGTCATTAACTTTTCTTTGGCCTTGGACTTCCATTCGCGTAGTTCCCTTTTCTCTTTGCTCACCTTCGCGGCTTTGTTTTTCTCTGCTACCTTTAGCGCATAGGCCGTCATACATTCGCGCTCATTGCACGTGGGTTGCATCGTGTTGAAGCGTGGGGTGAACTTGGACTTGCAGATGCGGCAGGTGGGCATGAATCAGTCTTTGTTTTGCTTTCTTATTTGTTTACGTAAATTAATCAGTGCGCCTGCTATCACTAGCACCGTAAAGCCGATGAAGATTGATCCTGCTATCATTTGCTCACCTCCTTCAATGTTTCAAGTTCGTTCTTTAACCTTTGTATCTGACTTTCAATCTCAGCAATGCGTGGGTTCACTGGTTGGATTTCACGGGCGTATCTCCACTCAACAGTTAGCGTTATATTCTTTGCTTCCTCGATTGTTTCTGCCATATTCCAAGCTAAATAACATTTACATTTTTGTGCAAAAACAACTCTTGTCTGCCAACTTTGCTCATCAGCACTCACCTCCATAACTCGTTCAACGAATGGTTCATCATCCGCGTGGATGATTTTCACGGGGTGGGTGAAGATGGTGGGCAGCTTGTCGCTATAAAAATATCGCCCATCATAATCGTAACGACACCCTTCATCATCGACTATTGGATAATTATCGAGATGTTCATGTCTAACGATTTCGCGCACACTGCCACTCACGTGATAAACCTTGTCACCCACTTTGGCGTTTCTAAAATCTGAATTAACTTGTTTCATTTTGTTTTGTATTTGTTGATTATTATTTGAATTTGCTCAATGATCTCAGCGTATATCGGTACTGGCACACGTCTGAATATTATCTTGGTCGGCTCTTGCTTTGGCCTGCCTCTTTGTTTCATTTGACAAAGATAATTATTGCAAGCGATAAAGGCAAGGGATTGAGTAGTTTGGAATGGGTCTAAATAGATTCATCCTCTAATTCTTCAATGTTACGGATATTGACTTCCCCGAATTTTTGTTCGGCAATCGCTCGGTCCAGTTCATATCTCAGTAAATTATTAGCTTGCTTAATCAAATTCGATTGTGCCTTTGCTTCCTCTACGGATATTGCTTTTGACTTTAAGAGCATCATCATGTTGAATGAGTGCTTCAGTAATTCCTTAGTGCTTACTTTTTTTGTTGTTTCCATTATTTTATGATTTTATTTATTGATTTTACTAGGTGATCTATGGTTTTGAACTGCTCGGCTTTGTCAACATACACCATATTCATTTCATAAAGATATTTCAGATCTTTAACAAGTCATTCATAGCCTTTTTCTTTGATAATACGATCAGCGGCTATGTAATTTGAATCAATAGTATCTTGATCGCATATCCTATCAATGAAATCGGTTTTAGTCGTAATTGCATAGGGTCTTGACGCATTGTCAAATTAGATGTAATTGACCTGCTGAATGTGTTTTCGTAGTGATTGGTTTCTTATTCTGAAATTCCTCAATTCCCCATTAACATTTACGCTTCGATTCACATTCCATCGCTCCATTATTTTGTAACCGCCAATGACTTGCTCAATCAAGTTTACTTTCCAATCGTATTTATTTTCATAGCGATTTTCTAAACATGAATAGTAAGTAATCAAAAAAAACTCATTGCCAGCAAAAAACAAAAAGCGTTCAGGGTTTAGGTCGCAATGCCTTAACCAACCTTGTTGAGGCCCTTTTGAGCAAGGACAACATGGATCGTGTTGATCCAATAAAAATTCTTTCATTCCACACCCTCCCTTAGTTCATCCGATACCTCCACAATCCGCAACTTCATGTATTGCGTTACGTCGACTAGCTGACCATTGTACTCTTTGAGTGAGATTCCACGAAGTGCAGACGATTTGAGCGCATCAAATTCGCGCATGAATAACTGCCATATGTCAAGCTTGCGTTCTTGCGGTGCAGGAAGTTCGTTCGGCTCGAACTTCATTCTTTGATGTATTGGATATATTTTTCTCATGGCTAGAATGGAACTGAATTAGATTGTAATGATTTGATCTCAGTGTACTGGGCAATGTGCGGAACGAACGTCAACTGACTTGTTCCCATGCTTCCATTGCGATTCTTTGCGATTATAAACTCAGCCATCCCTCGCGTGTCGTTTCCGTCCATATCCCTTCCATCGTCGTAGTAGTCCGAGCGATAAAGGAACCCGACGATGTCCGCATCTTGCTCTATGGCTCCACTTTCCCTTAAATCTGATAGCATAGGCCGCTTATCCGTTCTCGTTTCCACATTCCTAGATAGTTGGCTTAGTGCTACGATAGGTATCTTTAACTCTTTCGCCACGACTTTGAGCGTTCTACTGATCTCACTGATCTCATTCTCTCTATTCCCACGTTGACTGCCTTGGATAAGTTGGATATAATCCACATAAATGATCTGAACGCCGTACAAGTCGCGCATGGTTCGCGCTCGCGTTCTAAATTGCGCGATGTTTAACCCTGCTTTATCGCACAAATAGATGGGCAAGTTGTCAATTTTTGACAAGTTTAGGTTTATGAACTCCAACTCACTTGCCAGCATACTTTTTTTCATTGTGTTTTCAAGGCTCAAATTCATGACTTGGGATAGTATGCGGTAGGTCAACTGCTCGTTACTCATTTCAAGCGAAAATACGGCCACTTTAACGCCATTTTGGGCCTGTCTAATCGCGGTCGAGAGAATGAACGCAGTCTTACCCATCCCTGGACGTGCTCCGATGACCATCAAATCCGAGTTGCCAATGAATCCGATATTGGCATCTACGCTTCGCAAATACGTCTTAACGCCTTGGGTAATCTGACCGCTTGCCCTCATGCCAATTTCATTGAGTACCGACGGGATCACATCGCGCAGTGAAGTCATATCGGTTGCCGTGGTCGTTGGGGTCAGTGACTTGCCAAGCTCGTCGACCATTGCAGATACATCGTCGATGGTATTGGATTCATCAAAGCAACTTTGATAGATTGCAAGTGCTCGCATGGAAGCATCGCGCATCATTCTTTTTTCTTTGATGAAGTAGCAATACCCGGAAAGTTGATCCCAGTACACAACCGAGTGGTTTGTCATCGCTGCCACTTCGCTCACTTCGACGTTCGCCATCTTGCCGAGCGTTCGGATCTTCTTTGCTACCGATAGCAGGTCGACTCGTTCGCCTGCCGCGTGAAGGTCAACAATGACCCCGAATATTGTAGAGTGCTTTGGGTTGTAGAAGTCGTTTGGCTCAAGGATCGATGTTATCTCAGTGAGGTTGCGATTGTCTTGTAGGCAAGTGCTGAGTATTGCTTGCTCATGTTCAATCGAATGGGGTGGTATCTTGTGAAGTAGTGCTTCGCTCATGTGTAGATGGTTCTTTTTGTCGCGGGCCGCTCGGCGCAACTTGTTTGTGGATTGTTTTTAGCATTTTGATTAAGCAACCAATTTCTAGTCGTTGCTTTCCAGTCCTTCATTGGAGACTTCCCAATGGTCCAACCTTTTGATTCGTAGTAGTTGAACATCTTTGACGATTCGATTTCAATATATTGTTTTGCATAAGTTTGATTCTTTGATTGTGTGTACTCAATCATGTAGGCGAAGATATCATCTTGCGCAGGTTTGACAAAGATAGTCCGTGTGGATTTTTTTGGTGGAGAACTTTGTTCGACTATACATTCACTATCATTAACACTAACACTATCACTATCACTATCACTATCACTAACACTATCACTATCACTATCGGCTTTTTTGGGTTTATTTGGGTTTTTTAATAACCCAAAATAACCCACTGGGTTTTTTGGCTTTTCTTGGGTTTCTTCTTTCTCCGATTGATTATCAGTACTTTGACGTGGCCTACCTCCTTTTGCCCCATTTTTCGCATTGCGTTCGATGGTAGCCTGCCACTTACCTTCATCGCGCTTAAATTGCTGAACGAATGGCTCAAGTACAATCTGAATGAGAGTATCGTCGGTGGGTTCTATTCCATTTTGCACGTTCCTAATTGCCTTAAACAACTTACCAGCTTGTTCGTCGGTTAGTCGGTCGAGTATGCAAAGTGAATCTTTGTGAATAACGAATGACTTTTTTTCCATAGCATAAAAAAAAATCCCACTGGGTTCGGAATGCAGCTCCTCGCCCAATGGGAAATTAATACTTTTTAATGTGTTCAATCGCTGCATGAATGAACACCACAAATATAATCGAAATCACATTAAAGTGCCAACTTGTTAATATCTCAAATTAACTTTTTCTCGGCGGCGGTAGTTGTAAATTTCTTCGATTAGCACTTTGTAATTGCTGATGTTTGTGCAGTCCTGCAAAGCAGTAGGTTGTACTTTCAACTTCTGCAAAAACTCAGTAAATTCAAAATTTGGATTTCTAAACAAGGACATCATTGTATAAATAAACGCTCTTCTTCTTACACCGACATAATAAGGCTCAATCATCATGATTTTTTCAATCATATCTTCCGCATACTTCAATGACTTGATCTTAAAATCTCCGCTATAAAAAACATCAATATCAATCTTGTTGGGTATTCCTGATAAAAGCGACATTGTTTCATTGTGACCTAAATTATACTTCGCTTTGAAAGCGGCATATTTCAAATAATCTTCATATCCCATGTTAGAGTACCCAGTCAAATAATCGTCCGCGTTCCAAGTCTTTGAGTTCTGGTTAAGGATGTGAACCTCATTCAGCCCATAGCCTTGGCACATGACGTAGTGCAATGGTAAATTGAGTTCCTGAATAACGTCGAAGCGATGTTGGCCGTCAATGATCTCATAGTTCTCATTCACCACAATGATCGTGAATAGGTAATTTTCGGCCATCGACTTTTTCAATCGATTTATGTGCAGTAGGTTTTTGTTTCGGTTGCCATCTATCGACTTGAATAGAAAGTAATCCGTTGTCGTGTGAACTTGGTTACTATGCTTCACCATTGGTTCTACGTTTGATTTGTTCATTTGATTTTTATTGATTAAATTATTGTAATACTTCACAGCCTCCATCGTCCGCCTAGATCGTAACGGCGTAGAGTCCCAACTCACGAACCTAGTTTATCAAACATATCGCAAACTATACACACTACATACATGAGCAAGTCAAAAGAGTTATTTATGAATATGCGCGAAGAGCAAGCGCAATTCGAAGCAAGCATCCAAGAACAAGAGTATTTCAATTCAATTAATATAAACAATCAAAATCAATTTACAAAATGAGTAACGAATTTTTGCCCGAAAACTACGAAGCACCCAAAGGTGGCGGCGGTAACTATCTAAAGTTCCAACAAGGTGACAACCGTTTCAGAATCCTATCGCGTCCAATACTTGGATGGCTCGATTGGGACAATAACAAACCGATCCGCACCCGTCACTCTCAGCCAAAGCCAGCACCTATCAATCCACTTAAACCCGTTAAGCACTTTTGGGCGATGGTAGTGTGGTCAGAGGATACTAAGTCGATCATGGTCCTAGAAATCACTCAGGCAGGCATCCAACAGGCCATCCAAATCCTAGCCAAGGATCCCGATTGGGGTAGTCCGTTCGAGTACGATCTATGTGTAAACAAGTCGGGCCAAGACAAAGAGACTAAGTACTCAGTGAATCCCAAACCAAAGAAACCGTTTAGTCCTGAGTGTGAGGCGGCCTTAATGAATACCTACGTGAATATCGAGGTGTTATTCGATGGCGGTGATCCATTTGCGAAGGGAGGTCAGTCATGATAGTAATTGATGGTTGTATAGTTGGCGCATCCGAGTTGGTGCGCCAACTTCAAGATGACGAGATCAGTGCACTAGATGTGAAGATCGCGCTTAAACAAATGGAGGTAGCCATTGAGCAAGTCAAGAAGGTAGCCGATCGGATGGCAGCGGACGAAGCATCGAAGCAAGGTGAGAGGTCGTTTATGCACAACGGCGCACGTATCGAACTTGCCGAACTCGGAACAAAGTACGATTTTACCCCATGCGGCTACCCACCACTGGCACGAATTGAGTTGACAATGAAAGAGTATGGCGAGCAAGCGAAAGCGGCTCAGAATTGGCTCAAATCGATCAAAGGCAAAACTGAATACATCGATCCCGAAACGGGCGAGATGTGCGAAGTCTATCCACCAATCAAAACAAGTACCACTGGTATAAAAATCACACTAGCAAAATGATAACGATACCCGCAATACTTGAATCAGTGGCCACCCGTAAGGATCGCACACTGAAATTGATATTCGGAACTAACGAGTTGAGCCCGTCGCAGGCGGGCCAACTCTTATCCGATACCGAGAAGTTTGGATGGCTCGCGTTCAAAGGCGAATCATTCAACCTAGACGAGAGCAAGATGCTCGAATCGCTCAAGGCAGATGCGAACGAGGGGTTCAAGTCAGATTCACAAAGGCTTCGGGCCGTCCTATACCGAAATTGGGAAATGGACAACCAAGGCTTCACAACCTTTGCACGGTACTACTCCCATTTCATGGAGCAAATTATTACCCACTACAAATCAAAGCTACTATGACCGTACAAAAACCACAACCGACACACCCACTTACTCAGATCATCATTGACTTGTACGGCACTCAGGTAGAATTTGCCAAACGGCACAAGATAAGCAGACCAACGGCAAAGAAGTACATGGACACGCCCGAATCGATGCCGTTTCGCCTAGTGGTGAAGCTCTGCAAGTCAGCAAAATTAAACGTCAAATTCGTAACAAAGAAAGGGGAGGGAGAAAATGAATGAACTAAATCAAATTAACACAAGCGCGATGACACCCCTGGGCGAAGTCGCGGTGTACAATGGTCAGATAGCGGAGGCGTTCAAACTATTCAACGACGGGATTAGGTACGTAGCCGTGCCAATTAACCAAAAGGAAGGTGTAAAAATGAGCGGAACTGATCCCGTCAAAGTGATGAATGAAATCAAAGTCCAAACGATTATACGAACGATCGAAAATCTATTTGGACCCATCAATGTTTGGGCGGTGAATAATCGCAGGCGCGATGTAGTGATCGCTAGGTCTTTGTTCTTTTGGGCGGTGAGAGGTTCGACTACGCACACCATCGTAAGTATTGGTGAATTGTTGCCCGTGAAGTTCCACTATGCCACTGTCATCTATGCTAAGAATCAAATTGATCAAGCTATTCAGATGAATGACCCAATAGTCATGGATCGATTGGATGTCATTGCGGCGGCAGTGGCTCAGGTAGGTGACAAGCGACTACTCAAAAACATTTCAATTATTCAAGGGAAAAACTCCATCGCACACGCGAAAAGGTTAATGAAAGAAAATCGTGAAATTTTATCTTAAATCAAATTAATAAAAATCAAAATGGAATACGAATCATTTTTACAAACAAAGCAAAAATCACATATCCTCAGCGGATTTGACGTGACCAACTTAAACGATGGATTATTTGACTTTCAAAAGTTTATAGTCACTCGCGCACTAAAAGCAGGCAAGTATGCAATATTTGCAGATTGTGGTCTTGGTAAAAGTTTTATGCAGCTCGAATGGGCATATCAAGTAGCAAAACACACAAATGGGCAAGTTCTTATTTTAGCTCCTCTAGCCGTAGTTGGGCAAACTGAGCAGGAGTGTATTAAATTTGGAATACCCAACGAAAAGATAACCATTACAAACTATGAGCAAATTGAAAATATTGACTGCTCTATTTTTTCAGGTGTCGTTATAGATGAAAGTTCAATATTGAAATCATTTGAGGGAGCTACTAGAAATCTGATAATTGACAATTTTAAGAATACTCCATATAAGTTAGCATGTACCGCCACACCATCACCAAACGATCCAATGGAATTAGGGAACCATGCTGAATTTTTAGATGTTATGAGCCGAAATGAAATGCTTGCAATGTATTTTGTTCATGATGGCGGAGAAACTGCAAAATGGAGAATAAAAGGACACGCATTAAAATCATTTTATCAATTTGTTGGATCATGGTCAATCATGCTTAGTAAGCCACAAGATATAGGTTTTAATGCGAAAGGATATGATTTGCCAGCACTCAACTTGATTGAGAAGCAAATAAAAACTCCCAAGCGTGACAATGGAGAATTGTTTAATGACGCCATAATTAGCGCGACAAATTTCAATGCAGAACTTCGACTGACAAAAATTGAACGCATAGAAGAAGTTGTTTCCATTGTAAATAATTCGAGTGAAAACTTTATTATTTGGATTAAACAAAATGAGGAAGGTGAGTATTTGCGAAAACTAATCCATGACGCTATAGAAGTGAAAGGATCTGATTCTCCCGAATACAAAAAAGAAAAGCTATTAGGGTTTGCAAAAAATGAATTTAGAGTACTAATCACTAAATCGAAAATAGCTCAGTTTGGACTGAATTACCAAAACTGCAGGAATCAAATATTTGCATCCCTGGATTTTAGTTTTGAGGGCTTATATCAATCTATACGTAGATCGTATCGTTTTGGCCAAAAAGAAGAAGTGAATATTTATCTCATCACGACCGATACAATGGCTAACGTAAAAAACTCAATTGACACAAAACAAAAACAATTTGAAATTATGCAAAAAGAAATGAGCGAAGCAGTAAATGTGCATCTTCGTGGTGAAACAATGGCGCAGTCTATTTTTAACAATGAAGGCGTATCTAATGAATGGTACAATGTAAAAAGAGGCGATTGTGTTCAGTTAATACGCGAAGTTCCTGACAACTCGATTGGCTTATCGGTTTTTAGCCCTCCGTTTGCTGAATTGTATACCTACTCAAATCACATTGAAGATATGGGCAACTCAAAGGACTATAATGAGTTCTTAAAGCAGTTTAGTTTTTTGATTAAAGAATTGCACCGCGTGATCATGTCAGGTCGAAATGTAGCGGTGCATTGCATGGATCTACCTATTCAAAAAGGCAAGGAAGGATTTATAGGTCTTCGTGACTTTTCAGGAATGATTCTTAAGGCATTTGAGGATGCTGGATTTGTTTATCATTCACGCATAACTATTTGGAAAGATCCGGTTGTTGAAATGCAACGGACTAAGGCTCTTGGGTTACTTCATAAGCAAGTTAAAAAAGATAGCACCATGAGCCGTGTAGGAATACCCGATTATGTCATGGTGTTTAGAAAGGATGGAGATCGTGAAAATCCAGTAACTAACACTGGAATGAGCGTTGATCTTTGGCAAAAGATTGCATCTCCAGTATGGATGGATATTGATTATGGAAACACCTTACAAGGCTATCGCAATGGCCGCGAAGAAAATGACGAGAAGCATATTTGCCCATTACAGTTAGATACGATTGAAAGATTGATTTTATTGTACTCAAATGAAGGAGATACGGTTTTGACTCCGTTCATGGGTATTGGATCTGAGGTGTTTCAGGCAGTGAAAATGAATCGCAAAGGAATTGGATTTGAATTGAAAGAGTCTTACTTTGACCTTGCTAAAAAAAATATTCAATCTGCTGTTGAATTAAAATCTCAGGTAACGCTTTTTTAATTATATTTGCATTGAACGATTGTCGGATAATCGATTCAAATAATAAAATTCAATCCCATAAGGGGAGGCATCCGACGCCGAACCTTATGGGTTTTTTTATTAAAAAATGGCAAAAAGATTCACCGATACGGATAAATGGAAGAAGCCCCTTCTGAGGTCTTTGGAAACCCCTTATAAGCTCCTTTGGCTTTATATCTTGGACGATTGCGATCACGCTGGAATATGGGATGTTTCAAACCTTGATATTGATTCAATTCTGATAGGTGAACAGCTTACATTAGATGGGGTTAAAGAAGCTTTTGGGGATAATGCCTATTTAATCGGGACTAAGCTATTTATGCCGAATTTCATCAAGTATCAGTATGGTGAATTGTGTGATAATAATAGAGTTCATATTTCAGTAATTAAAAGACTTAAAGAGTTAAGTATCAACATAAACACACTAGCCCCTAGTAAGGGGCTTACTAGCACCAAGCTAGGGTGTAAGGATAAGGATAAGGATAAGGATAAGGATAAATTTAAAGACAAATCATTTCAATCACCAAACTATACAGAATTTGAAGCATACTTAATCCAAGCTATGCCTTTAGTAAATCCAGAATGGACACCTGATAGAGTTAGTAGAGCTTCTAGGCTTCAATATGAGACTTACGAAGAAAACGGATGGAAAGACGGAAACGGCAAGCAAGTAAAGAACTGGAAGACTAAAGCTAAAACAGCATTAAGTTTTAAAAAACCGTGGAACTATGGAAATGAAGATAAACCTAAAAGCACAGGGTCAAACTACGTAAATACTCTTTCCGACACTTCTAAATTTGTAACAAGACTATGAGCGCAATCGAAAAGAGCATCCTTTCAATGGCTTTCCAGTATCCAGAGACTTCGCTTGTGAGACTTATTGGTGATGGAGTCACTAGCCAACATTTCTACGAACCAAGGCACAGACTGATATTTGACTTAATGAAAGAACAGAGGGATAAAGGAAAAGAGATCGAGCTTGTTAGTTTCACTAAGATTCTGATTGATAGAAGCCAATTAGACAGCATCGGAGGAGCCGCATACATCACAGAGATTTACACCTACTCAATCGGAGAGCAGCATTACACTTATCATTTAGAGATTCTCAGAAATGACCTTGCAAAAAGACTAGCAAGGGAGGCATTACAGCTTCCAGATGAAGAAATCCAGCAAATGACTCCTAGCGAGTTAGCAAATCACCTCAAATTAGCCTCTGAGAGCGTCACCAGCGCGTCCGAATGGTCAGATGGGACTAAGACCGCAAAAGAAGCTTGTCGTGAGTTTTTCGACACGCTAGAGCATCAATTCACGAATAAGAACCAAGTAGGCACGAAAACAGGGTTACAATGCCTAGATAACGTCACCAACGGAATGAGAGAGGGCGAACTTTGGGTGATAGCCGCGCCAACATCTGGAGGCAAGTCAGTTTTAGCACTACAATTAGCTTTATCATCCTTAGAGCAAAATAAACGGGTTGCGATATTCTCGCTAGAAATGGGAGCTGAGGAAAACATTGCTAGAATGATTAGCAATTCGCATTCAGTGGACTATTCCGCGCTAAGAAAGCCGTCAACTTTGGACAAGGCGATGATAAGTAAGATTAAGCAAGGCGCTGTCATGTTATCAGGAAAGAATCTAGTAGTTTGCGACAAGGCGGAGCTTTCTATCGAGTCAATACAAGCAACGGCTCAGAGATTAAACGATGTTGACCCGATAGACACGCTCGTAGTTGACTACATCCAGCTTCTAAGATCATCTTACCGTAAAGGCGAGAGATCAGACGAGATGCTTTGCCGAGTATCTGGTCAACTCAAACAAATGGCGAAAAAGCTACAATGTTGCGTCATCACGGCTTCTCAGCTTAACCAAGAAGGCAGAATGGCGCAAGCATCTGGAATAGCCAATGACGCGGACGTAGTTCTACGAATTGAAGATGAAAAGGGCATATTCGTTTTAAAGAATCGCAACGGTGAAAAACACATGCACTTACCGTTATTTTTACAAGGTGAATACCAGAGATTCATCGAAAACCATACGCACTTTCACCACAACGAAAAACCCGCGATCACAGTAGCAAAGGCACTCATGAAACCACTAACCGATCTGAAATAATGAGCGAAACAGAAACAAAATACGAAGCGGCAGTCAAGGCTATGCTGGATGAAAGGAAATCAGATACTCCTGAGACGGATGAATTTTACGATAATTGGGATTGCGAGTTTAATGATCTCTTAGAAGCAATTGATTTTGCCAAAAAGCTAGAACGCAAGAAAAACAATGCCTTAAAAACACTAAAAGAAATAAGCAAAAGAGATTATCAAGACGCAGGGGAAAGAGCTATTGTATGGAATAAGCTTAAAGATCAAAGAGATGAGGCTTTAAGACAAAACGAAATCCTATCAAAATTCATCAACGCAGAAATGAGAATGACGGCAGAAGACCCTAGATTACTTAAACTTAAAGAACAATTAGAAACATTATGACAGCGACACAAAAGAAAATGATAGATGAGAGCGAGAATCTTTTAAACACAATTGACGGAATAGAAGCGGCTAAAGGCTATCTACGCTACGAAACGATCAGAAAGTTAAATTTTTTTCAGATCGAAAACATTTTTATTAGAAACTTAAAGGGCAAGAACTTCGATGAGATGATCGACCGGTTGACGTTAGAAAGGTTAGAGAGTGGTCAATCCAAGCTTATTAGCGAAGGTTTTAAAGAATTACCTAAAAGCAAATAGAAATGAAACTAATACAACTAAAAAATTCAAAAGCAGTCATCGCGCTAGATGGCATTATTGCCGTTACTAAGGATAATCAAGGACTAATT